ACTTGGGCTTCGTAACAACCGCAATGATATAACTCATTGCTTATCTTTGTTGAAAACAGACAGTTATGGTCTTTTCTTCTTTCTTGTGGACAATACTCGCAGGTCACGTCTTCGGGTGGTATACCTTTACAGGTACAGATGGTGATTACCCTTTCTGATTTGGCATAATTTTTCTTGCCCTCAGCCACCTTTGCATCAACTCCCCAACGGTGCCTTTGTATTCAGATCGCTTTACAGAACCGAGCAGTTTAAAGAGACTCCTAAAAGTTTTCACGGTAGTGGTGACACCGTGTGTCCTAAGAAAGTAGTTAGTGATTAATGTCTTGTCATTCTCATTATATCTTATCAGCAAATCTCTCACAGACCAAGCAAATTTTTCTGGGTCACCCCACTTAATAACCACGCCAGCCGTAGGATTAGCCGAAAGTGTGGGGTGGTGACGGTGTGGGGTTGTCAGTATTACTTTTGTACCACAAGCCATAGCTTCAAGTGGCCCTCGATCATTTTGGCCGTAGCCTGCCATATGTACGTAGAGCTTTGATTTATTCATAAACTCAGCCACTTTTTCTCGTGACACCATACCGGGCATTTCCACATCAAGCTTGTGTTTTTCAACGTCTGGCCGAATATCGTTTGTATCTCTACCATGTGTAATTCTACCGGGCATAATACACTTCAGGTTATACCCAAACAATTTTTTAAACTGAATGGCAACCTTGATAAATTTCCATTGAGCCTTCTTATCGTGTATGTGAGAAGCCCCAATGCAGACATCATAGACCTTGGGCATGTCTTGTGGGTAAAATACGGTTTCATTTATCGGCTTTCTAAAATCAAAAAACCACCGCTGCCACTTGTCAACGTGATGATAACCCTTTAGGTCGTGAAAGATGACATCCCAAAACTTCCACCTCTCTCTGCCGGTATTGGCTGCATAAAGAAGTAACCAGTGCTCAAGTCGTTTGCTCAGAATCCAATCATGCCATGACCTGAACCCACCACGCACCCAGATAATATCATCTTTTTGCAGGTAATCATCAACGTGTGCAATATTTGGTATTACATGAATTGGCAGAATACCAGATTGGTGAAAGCCCGAACCCCGTGTGGAATCTATGAACACAATAATGTCATCGACCACCTTTTCATTCAGCAGGTTTTCAAGCAAATAGGCATAGCCCTCTGTGTGAAAGTTGTGGGCCAGACCGTTTTTCGCCGGTACTGTAGGGTCGTAGGGCAGCTTCTTCGGTGATGAGCCACCGTACATGTAAAGAAATATAAGTCTCATAAGTATTTCTCCACTTGTTTGTCAAAAATTTCTGATGCTTTTTTATAAAGTGCCATATCAAGATAATTTACTTTTTTTAAAAAATCAACCTGTTCCTCTGTGAATTCCAACTTTCTTTTATGGGGGGTGACGTTGTGCCTGATTTTTAAAGTCTCCTCTGCAAATTCCACACCCAGCATTTTTTGCAGTATCGACATGCTTTCTTTAAATCTTTCAACCAGCCCGATAAACTGAAGCTTTGACAGATCACGGCCTATAAGGGTTGTCATTTTATTTTGGTTAAGCCGTGCAAAAAGCCCCAGAGTTCGAGAAAAGTGGCCCACAGGCTCACGGTCGTATACTGTCCATTTACCTTTGGTCATCCATAACCCATAGGCCGACAGCAATCGGGCAATCGGTTCACGCACAAAGGTAATAATCGGCCAGCCAAGATGTTTGTATTTGTGTATTGAAAAATGGCCGATAACAAAGCGAACATGGTGGCCTTCTACCAGATTAAAATTATTGTTTTTATCAAAGCATTTAGGATAATAATTTTCCGATCTCGATGTTGTTATGTACGTTTCGAGAATCATATCTTTTTTATAAGCATTATCATATGCCACACGGCCTTTAAATTCACGCCGTATCATATTTAAAAATGAGGTACCGGCACATTTGTTGATATGAATGAAAACGAATCTATCCATCAGAGCCACTTCTTAACTTGTTCCTCAAATTTGACCAGAGCCTTATTGTAAAGTTTACGGTCTTTTTTGTTCACACTTTCAACAAAGTCAATTTCATCTTGAGTGGGGGTGTAAATCTTTCTGCCCGGTGTTTGGTTGTACCAGCCCTTCTTATCTGGTACTTTTATTTTAAACATTCGCTCGAAGATTTGAAAGCTTTCCACATAGCGTTCACAAAGACCTATAAAAGCAAACTGGTCGAGATCGCCGTTAGTTGCAAAGTGCATGTAGTTGGCGGTCTTTTTAGCAAACTTTTCGATAGGCCATTTTGGTTTTGGACCTTCTTTGTTATGCAACCAGACTGAATAATATGAAACGACCCGCTTTACAGGGTCACGCAGGAATGTGAGCATCGGCCAGTGAAGGTGTTTATATTTATTTACGGTAAAGTGACCCAATATAAAACGATGCTTATTCAAATCAAGTTCCATGGGTATGTGTTGCTCAGACCATTTGTTAAGGCACACTATTTCATCCCGCCGATACCGTCTAAAAATTTTATCGGTGAAAACACAATTCCCATTTTCAAATATTTCTTTTATGGTACGGTTAAAAGTCGTACCACCCGTTTTCATCATGTGAACAAAGATAAAATGATCCAACAACATTAAATCTCACCTACTTTTTTATAAAAAAACGTGATGTCAGAGATTTTGTCTCAAACAACTCATTTATAGGGTGTGGTTCATAATCAAGTAAAGGTTTTTCAATTTTCTCTGGGTTGACCTCAGTGCCCCAATCATGAATACCTAATATATCGCCCGTATTTAGCTCAGGTGCGTAGTAAATAACCTCACGCACCTTTTTACCATTATCACAGTATAAGAGCTTTTTCCTTGGTATATTCAACAGGGCTGTCAGAAAGATGTTTTTTCGCCAGATGACATCGGCATTTACAAAAGTGACCCAACCGGTAAAACCCTTTCGAAAGACGTGCTCTAATTCAGCTTTGTTTGTCATGCCTTTCGTTCGGCCTAGATATAAACGAGCATCATACCGGTCAAATGTAAACAGAGGGGTCTTGCGGTTGCACTCATGTAAGAGCAAGGTTAGGCCATAATAGGCAGTGCCAAGTTCCACAATCATCTGTGGGTTTTCTCTTTTCACAAGATCGATGATTAAATCAATGCTTTCTTCTTCGTGGCTCAATACCACTTTCATATCGTAATGACACCGGCTGTAATAATAACATCTTTTCATTTCACTGCCTTTAATACATATCGGGCGACGTTTGGTTTTATCATGCTGATCACTGTAAATTTTTTATCTATCGTTTCCTTAACCTCATGTATAGTGGGTTCATACAAATGGAACTCATTACGACTGTGTTTACCTTCTTTTTCTGCAATGGGTACGGTCAGTAGAACAAAACCATCTGGTTTAGCTACTCTGTGAATTTCATCCATAAGTCTAAACTGATCTTTTCTTTTTACGTGTTCATAACCCTCACAGCAGATCACTGTGTCAAAAAAATTATTAGGGAAGTCCATCTTCAGCATATCACCCAAAACAAATATTATGTTTTGGTAAAGACCAGCACCCCTGTTTAATGCTTCGGGGCTGTTGTCAAGACCGATTAAAACACTTGCATTTCTTATGTAAGAAGCACCCCAGCCCATACCACAAGGCACATCGAGTGTCACACCCTCAGTATATTTGTCAGCCCACCGATACCGGTCACCCACATTGAACCAACGCCTTGACCCCTCTTCGTACCCCTTGGCATCAGGGTCGGCACGTTCCACATACACATGGCTCATTTTATTTCCCTTTTCAAATAATTGTAAAACAAATCTGCTGATTTTTTATAATTATAACCCCGCTGAAAAGCCCTTCTGCCGTTTTTTCTGACCCTCTCTATCTCTTTCGGATTATCTAGTATAGATTGTAACTTGACTTTCAAATTGTACAAGTCATATGAAATGTAATCCTCACCATCGACAAGAGAGCCGTGAGGTAAAAAATAACAATCGTTCAGAGTTCTGTGAGCAAACAGTAGAGAACCTGCTTTTAAAGCCCCAGCGTAAGAAGCATTGTGTCTACCCCAGCCCGGTGCTCCCACCGTTATTAGAGTTCTTTGTAGTTCAATGAGGTATTCCCTTTTGTTTTCAACCCAAGTAAAATCAGTGAGGTCGGCAAAATGATTTTTAAGGGTTTCTTCAACACATTCCCTTATTCTGTGGTGGTATTTTTTTCTGCCAAATTTGCAACTGATTATAATGTTTCTCTCATACAGATCAGGGTAGACTTCTTCATTTGTATGGGTACTGAAGGTGGATAACAGAATTACGTTGTATTTACTCATAAACATTTTTGAGGGGAAGCACTTTATCCTTGGCAGTGATTTTGAATCAATAAACCGAGAAAAAGAGTCGGCATCACCTGAATCATGTGTACAGGCTAAAATCTTAAGGCCACCAAACTCCCTAAACAACCAATCTGAAGCTCCAATCAAACGGGGGTTGAATTTGCCCCTGTTGTGCTCGTCTGGGAAGGTCTGGTACAACAACACGTCGGTGCCTTTGGGCACACCACTTTCAATAAAATCATTTAACGATATTCTTGCCACTCGCACATCGTAATCATCACTCTCATCCATCAAAAATAATACTTTTGATATATAGTGGCGGTTTGCACCTGTGTGAAAGGTGTAGCATATGTTGATTTTATCATCCACGATTTTCTAAACCCTGAGCTTCTAACCAGTTACGCATTTTGTCAAACTGATGTGTAAGCTCTGATGCTTTAAGAGTTTCGGTGTCAATGTTAGCCTTCGGCTGTGTATCATCAGGTCTGTATGCAGAGTTATTCACCGTGTTTAATGGCCAGTGAATAAAACACTTGTATTTTTTGGGTCGAATATAGATATCAGTGCCGGGGTAAGGAACAAATATCTTAAGGCTCACCATATCGGGCTGGGCCTCTTTTACCCATGAAATATTGTGGCCCAGCGTATCAACAGTTTCACCGGGGGTGCCCATCATCAATAACGCTCTGGTAAAAATGCCTGCTCTCTTAGCATTTTGTATAGCATTGGTATTTTTCTTTCTGCTGGTACCTTTATTCATCAACCTGAGCACACTCTCGTCACCTGATTCCACACCGAAAGAAAGTTCCTCACAGCCCGACTCTTTCATCATACAGTACAGTTCTATATTAGAGGGGTGGGTTCGAATACTACCACGCCATTTCACACTTGCTTTTTTTAGCAAGTCACATAATTTAAACAAGCGTTTTTTATTTGCGATCAGGTTGTCATCACTGATTCTTATGCTCGTGATACCAAGGCTGAGGCACTGTTCAAGTTCCTTCTCTATGCGGGTTAAAAGGTATTCCTCAAAAAAATGTTCAGAGCCGGAGGTGCAAAAAGCGCATTTGAATCGACAACCCCTTGAAGTCAGCAGTGTTGTCGAGACTTCAGCCCTTGAACCTTTATACCTAAAGATGTTGCCGCCAAAACTGCCCTCAATAAGTGATCTATCTGGCATAGGGTAATAATTTATATTGTGGTTTAACCGCAGGGGTGACCACTTTTCATTAGTCATTATAAGGGAACAAATAAAATCTTCACCAAAACCCTGCACAATATAATTGACATTTTCAACATAGCCTATAGCAATAGGCCCACCAACACACACCCAATCAACTTTGTCTTTCACAGCCGCAGCGATCTCTTCGATAATCGGTTTATCGATCAGACAGCCGTACATCATCAGGTAATCACATTCGGGCACCATCTCTACAGCCTCATCGATGGTGGCCGATTGAGCGTTGATAACCCTCACTTCAGCCCCTAACCGTTTGGCATAAGTTGCAAGTAAAAGAAGGCCCAGACCCAATTGTGCATCAGGGTCTATGTCATATGGATGTGGTTGATACAAAAAGGTTAATGTTGGACTTGCCACCAATACACCCCACTCTTATCAAAGGTTGAATCGACATTTAACCGCCTGTGATTATTAGTTATGTATTTATTAACAGCCCTTCTGATGCCGTCTTTAGGCGTTGTGAAATCGTGACCGGCCAGTATACCACCTGATTTTATTATCTGTTCATACGAAAGATCGTGCAGAACCCACTCGTAATCATGATTGCCATCAATAAAAACAAAATCAACGTCACGAGGTAAAACAGATAGAGCAGATTGAGAAGTACGCCTAACGAGAACAAAACGGTCGCCAAAAGTTTCCATTTTTTTAACCACTCTTTCGTAGATTGCATCCCAAGCATCCTCTTTTCTGTGCTTTCTGCCGTAAGGCATGTAAGGGTCAACACCCCACCAACAAGAAATATTCTCATTGCTTTCGAGCATCATTTTCGAGAAATCAGCCTTCCACACACCAATCTCTACAGCAATGATATTTTTTCTGTCACCCAACAACCTATTCGCCCATTTAACTCGCTCAGTGTGTATGCCCATTTTTTCTCATTTCAATAAGAGTGGTAATCAGAATATAAATACCAATCAAACCGCTTAATATACACAAACCTAATAGACAAAATTCCATTGTATCATTCTGTTAGCATATGTTTAAATCTATCAACATTTTCAAGAAACCATTTCGGGTGATCATCGATGGATGAAACAAAAAGTTGTCTGCCTTTTATCTTTCTTGAGCCATCCATCTTATCACGCAAAACCTTTTTGTCAGACCACATTCTTTTAACACTTGGCAGGTTGTAGTGGCCGGATGATTTTAGTTTTAGAGCCACGCTGTCAATATCCCCTATTTTCGTAAAGTGCCACCCACCGCTTTTGACAGCGTGGCCGCTTCTGCGTTTCATTCGCACATCGTACAACGAATCAAAATCTTTGACTAACCAGTAAGGTAACAGAATTGTTCCCGGCCATCCACCCGGCCTTCTTAAGTTAAAATAGAAAAAATACTGGCGTTGAATAAAAACAGAGTAGCCCCTGCAATCGATCTTTACCAGTTTAAAATCTTTGCCCATCGGTATTTCATCCACATCACCCACCAAAATCAAATCATCATTGGCACAGTCGGTTAAGGCAGTCATCAGGTAATCGGTCTGAGCCTTAATTCTATCCCACACATTTCTGGGGTTTTCGGGCGGGGGGGCGACAAGATGGGTGAGTTTCGACATAAAAGGCTTTATACGATCATACTCATTTTTGTACTCCTTAAACCACAGAGGTTTTTTCTCGCCACTGTAGGTTTCAGGGCATTCCACAAGCACAAATCGATCAACCCACTTGTCAAGCTCGTGCAGCCTGATCTCTAAAATATCAAACTCATTAAAGAATGTAAAACAATCGACTATCATAGTGCAAGCATCTCTCTCATTATCGGGGCGTAGTATTTTTTGTAAAGGTTGTCCATATTATAAGTCTGGCGGCAGAAGGTCTTAGTTTTTAAAGCCTCATTTTGGTTCATACGGCCAAAAATAATCTTGGCCAGATCGAGCCAGTAGTTCGGCCCCGGCACCTCAAAGTTCATGTGGTGAGAACCGAAATCAAAATACTTGGCCTTGTTACCACTGACTTCAACCTGCATCTGCAACGATTTATTGAGCACCATAAAACAACCCGACAGGGCTGCTTCTGGCACCACCAGTCCGAAAGACTCTTCACGGGTGGGGAATATAAAAAGGTTAGAGAGTAAGAAGAGTTCTCTAATCATGCGTTTCGAGATACCCACCTCGTATTCCTTACCAAAATCTGAGGTGAAAATGTAGTCCACACCCAGTGTGAGGCCCACTTTCTCACCCTCGGCCTTGTATTTTTCGATATTTTCTTTGTGCTGCCTAGTGGTAGCCCATTGATTTGCCACTACAAGGCACACAGAGTTCGATAAATCGTTTTTCAGGTGCCCGAATATATACGATACCTCTTTTACCCTTTTCGCCACAAGACGGTCAACTGAGGCCGGTAGAATCTGAACGATATCGGCCTGCATAACATTGGGGTATTCATCGATGAATTTATTGGTGTCTTCACAGAAATCAAACCAAGTACGAGGGTCTTTAAAATGGGGTATTGTGCGAACGTCGTCATCCCACCCCTGATACTGCTCGGCCACACGGGTGCGCTCGGTTTCATTGGGGTAGACGATCTTGTGCATCTTACCCCACGTTTTGATTTCCCACCAATCAGAGCGCACAGAGGGCACAGAGTGAATCCAATGCAGCCAACGGGTATTGGGCAGGCGGCGACCAATCTCTTTAAGGGCAATGCCGTAGGGCAGGTTCCACCCAGTAAAAATAAAATCATGGGTGAAAATTACATTGATGTCTTTTAGTTCCTCAGACAAGACCTCAACAGTTTTTTCGATTACCTGCTGATGGTCTGGGGTAATGTTTTGTGCGCTGCGGTAGTCTTTGAGATGGGCAAAAGGCATCTTTTTGTGAATGATGGCTCCCTCTGGTGAAGGATACTTATGGTCAGTATAATTTTCATTTACAAAAAGATGGGGTTCGTGATTGTAACGGGCCAGCATTTTGACCTGATCGGCCACAATACCCGTCAAGGAATAACCGGGAATGAACTCTTGAAACGTGGTTAAGATTGCAACTTTTTTGTCTTCAAGCATGATTGTGATTCCTTTCTTTAATTGTAGATTTTCATTTCTAACTACTTTCTGTTTTGATTGGGTCGTCAGACCACGCTGTGAAATTGGCTATCACACCGTGATCCTTAGACCAGATTAAGCTCTCACCCCCCGGCACGGCATCAGTGAAAAGGTTTTCAAAGTGCCACGCATCAATAGGAGATAGTGCCGTTAATTGACGAATAAGTACACCCCCTTGAGTAAGAATGGGGTGCATTTTAGTTTCCATCTTCTTGTGTTTGTGGCCACAATGCCATTCTCTAAATTTACTGACAGTGCCCTCTTTGTCCATACCCCATAAATCTGGGAACGCCTGAGCTAACTCATTATTCCAACTTGGGAACTTATTATGAATATCATGTGCCCATCCTACCACAAGGGAACCCCAACGCCTTGCCTTTCTCTTCATTGGGCTTAAATCAACATCGACATGCTCATCATCCTGAAAAGCCTGATCGACAACACAGGCCAGCCACAAGCTTGCATGTTCGTCATGGTTGCCGGGTACCCAGATAACTTCGACAGGGGCTACTGTTCGGCACATACGAATACACTTCAACTGCACTTCAATAGCAGTCTGAATTATTTTAGGCAGCCGGTTATCAACATCTAATACATTACCACCCTTCGGTGTAGTACCTGAATAATTTTCAACGTGCATATAATCCTGACCGAGAATATAAAATATTTTTTCAGGTTTATAAGGTTCTATCCACGATAAATTTTTTGCACAAGCATTGAGGTAATCTCTTGCGGCTATCTTCAAATCATAGTCCCTTCTACCTGTCTCAGCCGCCCATGCCATTTTTGCCATATGAGCATCTAAGAGGGCTATCTCCCCAGCAATGCCGGATGGGGCGGTAAACTTAGGGGCTTTTGGCACTTCAAATTTCGGTATCTCTTTAATAAGTTCACGTATTGCTATCTCAAACGGGTGTGGAACCTTAGTTTTTAAATCAAACTTATGCTGGTAATTGGTTTTCGTATCAGGCACATCTTCATAAATAGGTTTGCCATCATCATCTGCGCCCACTTCTTTACGAAGCTTTAAAGTAACCTGCCAAGAGTTGAAAGTGTATTTGATGATTTCCCACTTATCGAGATCAATTTTAGCAATTCGAAGAGCATCATCTTTATCACAAATCGTATAACTGTTTAACTCAATGCAACCGGTATCTTGACCAAACGACTTTTTAACACTCTCACTGCTACCACCATCACCGCCCCCCTTTTTTTGAATATAAGAGGATATGCCGGTCTCCCACTCTTTGCAGTATCTCCTACCCTCTCTTTCACTAACACCGGCCCTTCTAAATGCCTCGGCCTTGTTAAAATCAGCCTTTTCGTGCTCTTCCAACCAAATCTTGTGTAGTTTTTCTTTGTTTGTTGTCATGTAAAGTACCTCACAAGAAGTTGCCAGACCTTACCCGAAGCTGGTTTAAGGGCTGTTAACATTCTATCAACAGTCTTTGAGGTAAGTATATCAAGATTTTGGCTCCAAATCAATAGGTTACGAAATATTCCTAAGAAGTGGTCGTTGTCGTTGTAGAAGTGGTAGTGGTTGTCGTGAATCCCTCATCATCGCAACCCGTACCCAGCCTTATATAATCGAAGTATGCCTGCACATTAGCGGTGGCCCAAGTGTCTATTCTCATTCTTAATCTACCATCACCATCACTGTTGTTATCTTGCAGTGACACATTAGAATCAATAAGTGCCTCATTTAGATAAACATCAACTACAGCGGTGGTTATGTCTGCAAGGTTTCTGCAATCAAATGTCCATTCATCCCATTGATCAAGTGTTACCTCATCTGTGCCCACTTCTATCCACGATGAACCATTGTAAATAAACAGGCCGTCAGAACGCCAACGGGCATTAAGAGTCCACTTATCAGAGTCATCATCTATGCCGGTAAACCTGACAAAGACACCCTCAATTTCACCCGCTGTGGAACCCATCGTATCAATATATAATTTAACCGTTACCACACAGCGGTCGGCTGTGTAAGAAGCCAAATCCCTGTATCTTTCAGCCTGACCATTGTTATTTGCCTGATACAGACTCAAGGTGTGCAGACCATCAAATAGAGCTTGCTGAGAAACACCGGTACCACTGTCGTTATCTACCCAGCCAGCAACCGACTTAAAATGGTCTTCAAAAATATCACCATTAGAATAAGCACACGGTGGCCCAGTTGTTACGGTGGTAACCGTACTACTACTACTACTGGTTGTAGAAGCTGTTGATGTAGTTGAAGCCGAACTTGATGTTGAGGCCGTCGAACTGGTGGAACTCGTGGTAGATGCTGTTGAGCTTGTGGTATTTGTGGAACTTGTCGAAGCTGTGGATGATGTCGTCGAGTAGGTGGAACCCGTCGTGGTAACCGTTGATGATGTCTTGGTAGACGTAGTTGTGCTGTGAGTGGTTGAGGCCGTCGAACTGGTGGAACTCGTGGTAGAACCTGTCGTGGTAGTCGAGGCCGTTGAAGCTGTCGAGCTTGTGGTTGAAACTGTTGAAGTGGTAGTCGAAGTTGTTTGGGTGACAGATGGTGCCTGCGACCACAACTCAATATTTGATACGTGGAACACTGAATCATCACCAGCACTCACCTCTAACTGAATCGACTCAATACCAATACGGTTTGCCCAGTTAGGCGTTATCTCAGTGCCAGACGTATAAGCAGAAGTCTGGTAGACAATCCCATTTGTGGCTCGAATCGTCAATGAGGGTGTGCCACCGTGATCGTGTGTAATTTTAATCTTTGCAGGCCGTATGGCATTGGCCCATGTACCGATGGCAACGATTTTACCACCGTTCGCATTGGCGTGAATATTAAAATTCCAGCGAGTATTGCCAGAATCCCAAGAAGAAGAGGTCACAGCATTTAACTGATCAGGTTCCCATCTGGTGTTGTCAAGGTAAACATCATATTCACCTGTTACCGTAAGAGATGATTGTCTGGCTTCAATATACTTTTTACCACTCGATGCCCTGTTTATCTCGACAACCCTGAATTTAGTCGTGTCGCTGACAACCAGACCAAGAAATTCTTTATCTAATTCACTACCGTTATCAAAAGTAAAATCAATGATGTCGCCTTTTTGGTGCGCTTCTAAAAAATCACCGCCCTCAAAATCAATGACCAATCTCGGCAAAGCGTTGTCTTCGAGCAACCACTCTAAAAGCGATTGGGCCTGAGCCTCGCTTCTAATAAAATCAAGGTCGACAACATCACCCTCAAGTACCCCGTAAACACCTTGGCTTGCAGCGTCATCAACCTGTAAAACCGACTTTTCGTCCTCTATGTCACTACGACCCGCTTGAACCCATTCCTTATTATAAGAGGCAGTATAACGATTTACAATCTCGGCCCTTGGGGTGTATCTAACTTTAACAGAGTGAGCATCAATTCTGGCCTGCTCAATTGTATTATTGGCAGTGTCGTCATCGGCTAAAAAAATAAGCTGGTGATCGCCCTCGTCAAAGAACTGTATACTATGACATTGAAAGGCCATCTTAGAAAGAAATTCCATAACATTTGGCCTATCAAGCAAAACTGGAGCGAGCACTATATTGTTAAGGTTAAAATTGCTCGCAGCATCGGTATAAGTGCTGCCAAAATCAGAGATTAACCAACCACAATGATTCACTAAAAAGTGTTTAAAAATATAATCGGGTCGTTCGATTAAAGCTCCAGTAGTTCCATAATTGCCAGACGCATCGGCTTGATACCCTTTAACATCGGCACACACCCTGCCACCAATCACAGTATCAGCGGTACTGTTACCAGACAACGTGACAGTGCCCTGCTTTTCGGCTGCGCCGGTCTTTGAAACGTTAGTTAATGAATTATCGGGTGCTAATCTAATCACAACCCATACTTCAGTCACCAACGCATTTCCATAAGGGTTGCCACCCCCCCTTTCCACTGTTAGAGTAGACTGCCTTATATCATTCATTGAAAAATCACTTACATCGAGCATCGCTGCGCCAGAGGGGTGTACTTTAAACCCAGTGCTGTCCCACGTTTTAGAATAATTAACCATTTCACCACCAGCACTAAGAGAGAACGTAAGCTTTACATTGCAATTGGCATCAAGAAAGTAAATATGTGCCCACATCTCCATGCTATACATATTCCCACCTGTGGGTAGATTCATTATCTTTCTACATTCCACATAAGCACCCTGTGAAGCAAGATAGGTAGATTCAGACAAAGAGCCATCACACACCCTCTCTGGATAGAACACCGTACCACCAGTTTGCCAAGGTATATCATACCACACCCCGACCTCAGGTGTGCCCCCATGCCTATGTGAAGGGTCATCAAGGTCAATGGTATCCAAAACCTCTATAGTGTCTTCAATCTCTAAATTTACCTGTTTCTCAATAGTAGGCAACGTATTAAATTGAATGACGGCTTTGCTGGGGTAAGAAGGGTGTTCATCGCCGGTCTGACCTGTGTATGCCGTGTAATTGCCCGACTGCAATATAAATTCACCAGAGCTACGGTGTTCCACATATACATTATCAATCGATTTTACAGCATGGCCAATGACATAGATATATGCAGCCTGCACTTCAGCGACAATCGCCCCTTTTTCATGGGCAACAGCGGTAGTGCCGTTCGCCCCTCTAGTACAACCATTAAGCAAGTTGCCGGAACGGTATGAATAGGTGATCTGCTCGCTGTCAATCTGTACCGTGCCCCCCGCCAGTGGGAAGCCCGTCGCATCAGAAACAGATAAACTGGTCACCGAACTATTTATATCACCAGAGAGGGTATCAAGAGTGCCCGTGTCAACACCAATAAAAGGCACCTTTTTCGCATTGCCATAAACGATGGGCAGCATCTTGCCAACATCATCCGGTTCAGCACCGGGGTAAGTGTCAAGCTCACAAAAAACAGAAGTGAATTTTTTATTTAGCGTGACATCTGAGGAAGTATAGTAAAGGCGCACGGTTTCACGTTCCATCTCGATGTCTTCTATTTCAGAATCAACGAGAAGAATCTTGTCTGCCGTAGCACTTGCACCTTCATATATTTTATAGATTTTTATATTTTGGTAAAAAACGGTATTCGATGAGAAAAGAGCCGTAAATGAACTGGCCCCGCCGACAGGCACGGTATTGTCAACCAGAATGGAACCTGTGCTTGGTTCAGGCACTTTACCACTCGTCTTAACATTACCGCTTTTGATATCATCACACTCAAGTACAATAGGTTCCCATACTTGGGAGTCAAAAACATTACGGGTGCTGCCCGAACCAAATATCCTATCACAAAAATAAAGTGTAATGCCACTTAAATAAATCTCAAAAAGAAGTACAGGGCTTACGTGTGGGCTATCGACTTTTGTATCATTGAAAGAAGAAAGAGTTTTCATAGTATTTCAACGACTTCGACATTTCTTGAAACAAGACCCACCTCGTCTGTCAAATGAGTTTCTCTTGAAACCGATTGAAACCGAGCGAGCCAATAGTTGTCTTCATGGTCTTTAAAATAAAACGGTCGGCTGTAGTTTTCCATATACCCCACAGCGGTTCTAAAATTCAAAGCCGCCGTGTTATCTAAAACAACGGTATACTCTTTTGATTTTCTTTCTTCACCAAGTTTTACCGATCTCTCAAGGCCTCCAAGCATTTCTTGCCAGATAACATTGTCGATGTCTGCACTTTCAGGTTCCTCACCAAAATCAACGTTGAAAGCATAACCCCTCGACATAAAGATTTCAGTGCATCGTGGGCTTGTGGCACTGATAACCCTAACCCGCCAATATTGGTGTGATAACGGTGAAGCAAGAGTCTTTATAATCTGCCCACTGCCTGAAACAAAAGATGAAACAGCGGCATACCAATCGGAATCGTTGTCAGAATATTCCCAATGAACAGTGAGGCCGTTAAACGTGTGAGTTTCAATAGCTAAAAAATCGACGGGTAAAATAGTTGAGCCTTGGTCTGTGTGAAAAAAGTAAGTAGAAGCGGCGGCAGTCTTCTTCCAATAAAAATCGATAGAAAAATCATAAAGCCTTGCTTCAGGGTAACCTGAATCTGGGTCACCGGTAACCGTTGTGGTGCCCTCAGCCAGTATATTATACGGGTATATTTTAATCTGGCCCATTAGCCTAACCTCACCCCCAAATCTTCAAGTGCTCGTTTTACATCAATCGCAACCTGACGGGCAGCTTTTCTATCACCTGTCATAAAACGAGGTGCTATAGTTATGTTAAGATTAAGACCGCCTGATTTTCTTTCTACAGGACCGCCTGTTTGCATTTTGACCGGTGCTGACAGAGCAACGGGCGTTGAAACAGCGTTAGTGGCAACTGCTACAGCTTGTGGTTGCAAGGTGGGCATTTTCATTGAATTAACCATTTCCATAAAACGGTCGCCATACCTTCTGACAGCTTCTTTTCGAATTACCCACTCACCGGGTTCCAGAAGCGCCCTAACCTTATCACCGCCACCATAGCCTGCAATACGCTGGCCAATGCTCATCGCTTTGCCAACCCAGCCGCCTGTCTTCCTTGCAATAAAAGACATGGTGTTTTTCAAACGGTCAGCGGTTGATTTGACCACACCCCCTATCTCGAATCGTTCAGGTGTTTCGATGATCTTGCCGCCTAACTTTTTCTCAGTGTCAGCACCCTCTGCCGCTGATTCCTTACCAGATTCAGAAGATCCAGACTTTTTCACTTTAATATTTAAAGTAACCGTTTTACTTTGGATTGACTCCCACTCGGTCTTCAACTCTGAAACGATACCAAAAGTCTGTTGAATTTTCGCCATTGCCTCTTCGGTCTGAAGTACAAGCTTTTTACGGCTGAGTTCATCGTAGGTCTTGGCAAATTCTTGAGTAGCTGTGTTAAGTTCATTAATCTGAGACTGAGCACTCTGCATCGTTTCTTCTTGCTGCTTTTTGGTGGCCGCTGCCCTATTTTGTATCTCAGAATAAATATTGGTCAAAATATTGCTGGCCTGAGTCTGAGTAGATGTAAGGGTTTGTATCGTTCTACCGTACTCATCTTGTACAACTCTGGGCAGTTCCGCTGCTTTGTCGATAGCTTCACCATAAAGACCCTTAGATTCCTCAAAGCTTTTTCGTCGGGCCTGATCTATTAAGGCGTAAATTGCCCTCAAATCATTGGCATATTTAGCTTCTTCATTTACCTCACCCTCACGCCCAGCAGACCTTATCTTGGTCATCGCATCAACCGCTTTTTCACCCAGAGCCTCACTTATTTTTCGGGTTTTCTCGATAGTCTTCTCTGCGTCTTTGATACGCTTTTCAAGCTCACTTTCGATCTCTTTGGTGAGCTTTTTCTGGACACCGACCATTTCTTTTATAAGGGTTTCTTCACGTTCCTTACGAAGACGGTTTTGTTCCTCTTCGATACCTCTAAGTTCCTCACCCAGTTTTTCACGTTCAGCTTTAATTTCTTCATTCATTCGTTTCTCAATTTCAACGACACCCTCACCTCTTTTTTTAGCTTCGTGAAGCTCCTCTTCATACCCTTTAGAAATAATGTCAATACGTTCATCACTACGTTCCTTAAGCTTTTCAGTAAATTCACCCAGCATCTCAAGTTCAAGATCATAACGTTTTTCAACGGCAACGGTTTCACCCTCAACATCTTCAACAAATTCAGCGAGGTTCTTCGCTCGTATCCGGGCAATTGCCGCATACTGTTTTTCAGTGGTTATACCAATTTCGTCTGCTTTTTTCTTAAAGGCAGCGATCTCTTTATCCATAGACTCAAGAGCTTTGGCAAAATCAACCTGTCTTACAGCATTTAATTGATCAAAAGTATCTTTAAAAATACTGGGTAAATCATCTAAAGTATCACGCCAAGCTTCACGAACATCTTTTAACTGAAATTCTTGCTGCTTCCACAAACTGGTAATACGTGTTATAATTGCCTCAGAAGCACCTAATCTTCGCAATTCACCTAATATTTCTGAAACAGGTCTTGCAGGGTCAAGTTCACGCATGGTATTTGCAATTTCAACAAAGGTGTTTTCAAGTTCCTCATTAATCGATTTTAATTCTTTTGATTTTTTACCCGCCTCGTCTATGCTTTTGTTCAAATCCTCAAAAGCCTTTTTAACAGGGTCGATACCTGTTACCAAACGCAGCAATGTGCGTGGTACGATGGTGGCAAACAGTATCCACTGTTTTGCAAATTTCCCAACGATGTCTACCAGCCAAGCAAAGAGTTTGCCAACCTTTTCGAGAACGAAACTTAATAACCCCAAAACTTTCGCTTTAAGACCCACACGCCACGTAGCCTCTTCAATTCTTTTATTGTAAAGACCAACCAGTTCAATATTATGTTCAAGGTTTTTTTGAAGTTCCTCTCTATAAGCACTTTGAACCGCTTTTGTGTTTTTGTCTAAAGCATCGGTCGATTCAGAAACGACCACGCTTAACTGTGGGTACGCTGCTACAAGCCTCTGTATAGTTGAAGCGTGTTCATTGGATATATCTTCCCCCTGACGTTGTTTTTCAGCCAGAGTCGTTAAAGCAGCCTTATATAAATTAAGGTTGTCAGCAGCAGTGCGGGCTTTTTGTTGAACTTTTACTGTGGCATCTACAGCCCTTTGTGTCTGACTTGCATAAAGTTTGATCGCCACTATAACAGCAGCCAAAGCAGCAGCAATAGCAATGATAGGACCAAGGGTAGTAGCCCCAGCAATACCCAATGAACTAAACGCAGCGGTCAAACCTTTAACACCAGCACCAGCACCCATAAAAGCTGCTCTCATGCCTACAAGAACAGTTGATACAGCACCAAACATCCCTATTAGCTTGAACAGCCCAACACCTAGAAGCTGTATGATTTTACCAGTAGTGGTTAGGGCTATGGTAAAAGTGGTAAATTGTATAATGACCTGACCAAGCTTTGATCTCGCCAATTTTTCAATAGCAATGGTAAGGGCTTTTAGTACATCTAAAAACGCTTTCATCACATTGATAAGCCCCGCTTCACCAAAAGCTACTGCAATCAATTTAGCACGGTCAGCCAAGTTTTTAAGTTTGACCCAAAGACCTTCAGCCTGAGTCGCAGCCATATCTGCGGCAGTGCCGACTTCCAAAACCCTGTCAAGCATTTTGGCATATTCACCACTTGTAAAAGCACGGGCAAGTATAGCAACCGCTTGAGCACCACGAAGCCCAAAAAGACGGTAAGCTTTGGTCATATTAACGGTTTTCTTTTCGGTATCCACCAAGATGGCAGACATATTTTCCATTGCTTTTCGAAAACCAACTACAGAGGGGTTAACTTTATCTAACTGTATGCCCTGAGCCTCAAACTCTTGTCTAAGATTACGATTGGGGGCAAGTAGTCGGGCTAAGACCTGTCTCAAACCCGTACCAATAGTTGATGCTCTCAAACCATTATTGGCAAGTACCATCATACTTGCAGCGGTTTGTTCCAAAGAAAGCCCTGCCTGAGAAGCAGCGGCACCAACAAAGTTAAAGGCAATTCTGAGTTTATCAATGGTAAGTTTTGATCGGTTGATAGCATTAGCCATAACATCAGCAACTCTGGTCGATTCAATGGCTTGCAGCCCAAAGGCTCTTACAGTAGTGGTAAGCAAGTCGGTTGTCAGCTTCATGTCTGACAAAGTACCGGTGGCAAGATCAGCAGTGGCCTGCATCGCCTGCATTGCTTCGGTGGCAGTAAAACCAGCCTGCCCCAAAAGCACCATACCCTCAGCAACTTCACCTGTGGAAAACTTAGTTGTGCGGGCCACATCTTTTATGACCTCACCCATACCAGAAACTTCAGCATTAGTGGCACGGGTGATCGCCTGCAAGTTTTTCAAAGCCTGATCGTAGGTAACAATCTCTGATGCACCGGCTCTCAGAGCTTTCGTAATAGAAAACAAAACGGTGGCCGCAACCCCATAAGAGGCCGTGACCTTCATAGCACGATTAATACGGTTCCAAACGCCCTCGGTGTTCCGCATCTGTTTGCCAACATCATCGACTCTTTTGCCAAGGTCACGCATTCTACGGCCAGTTTGTTCGGCAGTGGTGCCTAACTGCCGCATGGCAGTATTCATCTGGGTGAAACTACGAGTGCGTCTTGCCATATTGTCGACAGCTTGACGCATCCGGGTGATACCACGTAGAAACTGATTTATATCAGATGTAAAAATCGTACCTAAATTTAAGGATCTATCAGCCACCTATCTTGCCACCTCCAAGCTTAGTCATAAAATAAGCCTTCATTTCTTGGGTGAGTTTGTGCCGTTCTTCCATCGGCATGTCCTCATAATCTTTTGGGTCTTTAAATAAAAATTTGTCTTCGGGTTTTTTCTCTTTGATCTCAGCACCGGCTACCTTGGCCTGAAACTTCAACCGTTCGGCCTCACGTTTCTGAGAGTGCTCAAACAAAATGAGCAACTGTTCAAAGGTTACCCCGCCTTCTTTGAAGCTTTTACTGAAGAAGTCTTCGAGCCTGTAGCCCCCGTAGACTTCGCAGACTGCGGTGATTGCCTCTTCAAGAGTTGTTCTGTCGCCGGTTCTTCCCCGAAGAGGCTCTTCACGTTTTTTAACAATTTTGCAAAATTGACCTCATATACGATTTTACCGATCTCAAGAGCCTGATCGTTGGTAATGTGTTCAAGCAGGTTGATATCTTCATCGGTATCGGTGATTTTGTCAATTATGCGGTCGATGTTCTCATTAATAAATTCCATAACAAACCCACCGACCTCAGATAAAATCTGCATATCAGACTTTTTAGTATCGGCAACGATCTCATTATACTTTTGCAAAGCACTTATAATAAGGTCGCTTAAGTCAAGCTGGTCTTTTAGAGAAAGCGGGTAGACTTTAATCTTCCTCAAGGTGCGAACACCAATAGTGACTGTTCGCACCTGAGGATTGAGTTTAATTTCACTGGCCATTTTAATGCCTCCATAAAGTTAGTTAAGGTTAAGCAGTTGTGGTTGTCGTGGTAGAGGTAGTTGTCCAAGAAGTACCAGTACCATCGTCCCATCGAATTACACCAAGAGGTTTGTCATCCCATGCAACGTTGCCGGGGTTATTAGCATCAACAACCTCACTGTCAGCCCTCTTCGCTTCAAGCACAAGGGCAATGGCAGCGGGTTCCTCAGGGGCAAATTCCATCTCAATAGCTGAGGTAGCCTGCGCTCTGGGGAATATGATAACCATTCGGTTACTACCATCAGGGAAAGTATAAACTGCCTCAACACGCAAATACACAGGTGTTGCCAGTGTACCAAGAGGCACAGCACCGGCGTGAGACTGACTATACGCAGACGGGCTTAAACCCAAAGCAATAGCAATGTTTTTGGGTGTCACCTCTTTAAAGGCACACTCAATAGATGCCATTTCACGCAGGGGATAGGTAGCATCTTCCAGCATGGGGAAGCCCGACTCTAATTTAAAATATTCACCACCACCGTTAAACTTGGTATTTGCCATCGCACCCAGCGAATCAGTCGCAGCGAGTGCGGGGTTCTGATTTGTAATGTGGCCGGAATAAGCTGCCACACGAATCTGGGCCAAACCAAGAGCAACAGCACTGGTGTCTCTGGTAACAGGACCTGTACGAGCCATACTATATCACCTCCTTATTTTTAGAATCGTGGCCAGTTTTTTCCTGCGATTGGTTTCCTTCAGGTTGTGAACCCGGAAAAAAATTTATCGTATTCCAATGGTCGGGGTGTTTCACCCGACAATCAAATCGAAAGCACTGCATCTGTATTGAGCCATGCACCTTGATATCAACAACAGGGTACACATTTTCATCACCCACAGTTTTTTCACCAAACCGAAATCGAAGCAGACCGTTTGGCATACGCTCTATCAATTTTTTACCACAAATCGTGCAATAGTGAAAAATTCGTCTTTTCATTGTGCCCCTCATATCTGTGTGGGTATTCTGCTCAACACAGTCAGTATTTTATATTTGGTTTCATCTGGACCATCAAGGTTGCCAGACTGCATAACATCAGTAATTAAAATGGTGCCAATAGACGTCCACAAAGAAGAGTCTTGGTTTGGGTTGCTGCGATACAATGTTATACGCCTAAGCCCATCTGTTTTATCGGCATCAAAATGCAAGGCCATTATCTGATCTCTTAAATTTGAGAGCTTAAAGTACTCATTGTCACGGCGGGTACACAAAAAGACCTCCCAATGAACCACAGACATATGGCCGATTGTAAGCGGGCCAAAATTTACAGCTATCCACTTTTCAGTGTTTTTATTGGTTAAATCTGGGTCAGACAGCCCCTTATCAATTGTGACCGGCACACTCGATGGCCTACTGTCAATCAGGTATTTGTGATAACTATCTCGTATATTGGCTTCTTTTGCAGTATCGTCAAAAGCCATAAAATCATCTCCCCACTATTCGGCCTATAAAATCAGACCATCTGCTTTGCATTTTTAGATTTAAAGGATCAGTATCAAGACCATTTACAATGATATTGCGAATCTCACGGCACTCATTGTTTTTTCTGCGAATCTTGCCCTTACCCAGAAGACCACCACGCTTCTCATACAAAAGCTGCAAATGCTGTGAACGGTTCACCCAATAGATAAAAACGTATTTTAGCATTAAAGTGTCAGGGTCGTTGTTTTCAATGCGCTCCCTAATTTCACGGTTCATATCAACACTGAACTTGCCCCACTCCACAGACAACCGTGATAGCTTTTTGCTGCTACATATCAAGAAATTAGCATCTATTTCATTTACATAATTGATTGGTGTTTTCATCGCCACACACTCCTAAATCGGTTGTGATATTTGGCACCCAAAACAGGCCACAGCCTTTCTGCATAATCATAGGCAGTGGGCATAAAAAGCGGTCGGGGCGGTTGTGTCTTTGTGCCCTCTTCGGTGTAAAGGGCATATTGAATTATTCTGATGTTGCCCCTTGGCTTATTTGACCAGCCAATCTTTGGAGCATACATATTCGGGTCAACACCACCTGCCCACCCATCTTTATTTCTATAACCCTTGGCACGAAAGACCCTGATCGCTCTAATAAGCTCACCGGTCATCTGCCAGAATTTTGTGGGGTAGCCATGATTAGCTTTCCATTCAGCATAGCTCGCTGAAAGCCTGTGCCACCCATAACGCTGATGAGAAAGATTCTGCAAGACCAAATTACGGTAAGCAACGGCTCCTTCAAACGGCAGTTTCTTTTCGGCTAATTGAGCCTGTTTCGCAAGGTTTTCAACCGCACGTAACCACCGCTTAAGATCGTCGGCCTTAAAATAAAAGCCGACTTTCATATGACACACCTTGGATCAACCTGCTGCATCTCACCTTGAGGCAGCAGGGTTATCTTGTACCCACAAAAAGGGCACGGTGTCTCATCGTACTCGTCACGCAATCTGATCTCTTTTTTACAGTTAGGGCAATCTATGATGATCGTGATAGACATTAGCACCTCCCCGTGCTAAATAAGTTGAACCCATGAAAAAGAACCCTTAAGCTGTCGTCGTAGTCGTGGTTGAAGTTGTCGTGGTGGTGGTGGTAGTCCAATCTCTGGTATCTTCACCCACAGTGGCTACTTCGACATTTTCAAAACGCCGTCTGATGACCTCTTCTACCCTGAAGTATTCCCCTGTACTCAGCCATACCCTATCAAGCGGCTGAATACCAATACCTGAAGGCACGTAAAGCTCATTTTGTTCGAGGCCCAGCATCCCAAGCTGTTCATCAGTTTCAAGATCATTACCAAACAAAGCAGAGGTTAAAAGCAATTTAACACCCGATTTCACAACAGCCCATACGGTGCGGGTGCGGTAGTTTTCTCTAACCTCAGTTGGCCGGTAGATCGTAAGTGTTACGTTTGTTTTATACAAAACCACATCATATTGATAAACTTCATTTTCAAAAAGAAGTGGCGTAAAATTCATTATTATGTAACGGTCACCGGTCGTATTAAATTCAACAAAATCACCGGCAACCGCTGCGCTGTCGTATGAGAATTTACCCTCTAAGAAAAACTCACGAATAAAAGGTTTTGTGACCTGAGCATTCGCTTTTGTGTAGATATATTCACCGGTAACATTACCGGCATCCCTAACAATGGTGATGCTAAGACCGACTTCTTCAACAGCTTCTTTTATATCAGGGCCAATTGTCATGGGTATATCCAAAAAACTTCTTGGGGGTTATCTTGTCTCATACCAACATGAATAAAATTAGGACCAACACCTATTCGGGTAAAACCAGCATCACGCAAAGCATCATACATTAAAAAACGGCCCGAACTGGTAACACAAACAATATCAGCCCCTTCACCTGTAAGATGATCAGATGAGGGCTTGCCACCAACATCCCTATTGTGGTGGTAGCAACGACAACCTGAATTTATAATGAAAACCAGATTTACACGGCTACGGGCATACTGAAGTTTATCCACAAATGTGTATTTTATATTGTTCAGGCCACAACCACACTTGCAATCAAATTCTGAAAGTTCGAAATTTGCCCATCGGTTAGTCATCATCATTCGGGTTTATCTCAACATCGTTGTCGTTTGTATAAGTGGAATCTTGACCGATAAGATCATATTGAAACCCAGCATGAACAACCGTGCCAAAAAGTTCCCTCGCAGCAACACCGGCCAGTAGATGTGCATTGGCCTCGAAGAAGTCATTCCACGCACGGTCTTCATCTCTGATGATCACACGGTAATGTTCAAAGCGTTGTTGTAAATTTATACCTTCAAACTTGAATTTGTGAGCAGCCTCGGTCATCAGGTAATAAAATAGGTGACGTTTGGCACGGCGCACAAACCAGTTTTCTTTATCGTTGTTATCCACAGGCAAAGACCAGCCTGTTTCACGCTCAGTGGTATCCACAGCGTTTTTGAAATCTTGAGCATTTAATTTTGAGGCGAGGCTTTTAAATTCCTGCTTCAAGGTGATTATCGCTTGATCTGTTGTAAGGCTCACGGTTTCTTTCGCCTCCTAATAAGTTTTACCCTTCTAATTAATTTGGGTTTAGGCTCTTCAACCTCCGGCTTGTCACGGTTACCGACTTCAGATTTGCCTACTGAAGTAGCGGTGGTTTTAAAATGTGACATGTCAGGTGTTTTAACCTGCATCTCAGAAGCGTAATCGAAAATTTTTTGGGGTTTTTCGTCACCCATAGGCTTGATAAAAGGGTTGCCTGCATTCATCTCGTCGATTATCTCTTGAGGAAGGGGCGGTTTCAACACCCCCTCCTCATAGATAGTCGCATCGACTCCAGAACCGAATTTAATGGTTCGTATTAATCGAACTGCACTGTTCATAATGATTGCCTCCCTTAGACCGCATTAAGCAGTCGTAGTGGTGGTTGTTGAACTCGATGACGTAGTTGTGGTAGTCGTCGTCGAGGTAAGAGCCTTGCCAGCAACCGGATGAATCGCCACAACGTCTAAGACATACAGAGCGTCACGGTTCTTCAATACGGGCAAACCCTTGTCTTGTACCCGAATCCAAACACCATCGGGATCCCATTCTTCATGACGGTCAGTTTTCTGGCCGTAATGACGGTCAAGCCCAAACGGGGCTTGTTTGTATTCAGCAATTGGCTGACCATCGACGCTGGTGGCCATCATTAGGAACTTATCGTTCGGAATGAAATACCGGGCCATTGTCACATAGTCTTCACCGGCCTTGTAACTCGCAGCCGGAGGTGCCGAGAGTTGAACACGGTTGGTTTCGCTTTCAATCTGCAAAATGTAAGTATCTTCATACGTACCCGCAGAGACATCCCAAAAGCGAATCTTCTCACCGGCAACAAAATCATGGTTGTCATCGACCGTAATCCAAGTGGTGGAACCACCTGTAACCGCAGCCGTCAACCAAGCTCTGACCTCATACATCTCATCATAAATGATGAGATTATCGATATTGAGCAGAGCAGCCAGCACAGTCGGGTTTACCCCGATTAAGTTGTGCAAATTGCCAGAGAATGGATTACCCACACCAACACCAAACTGACTACGGTACAGCAATTGACGGATTGTGGTGTCATTACCCAAATACTTGAGCACATAGCTGTTACACATAGCAACGTTTACATCACCACCGCAGTCCTCCTTGATCTTGCGTTTTCCATCTTGAATATCACTTAAGATATTCTTGCTGCCACCGTCGTTCCAGTTAGCAGCCGAAGCCAGCGTCACACGGTGGTCCGAAGGAACACCGTAATTCACTGTGGCCTTGTAGCCACCCTTGACATCGTAGTTGAAACCGTTGTCAAAGAGCATCTTAGCAAACATCCACTCCTTTCGGCGGTTAGACCTATTAGAGAGCATTGACAATTCTTTGGCCAGCTTCTCTTCGGCACTGTGGTATTCGGCAGTGGTGCCGGGTTTTCTAAGGTTATTGAGGAATTCCTCATCAAAGTACATTTTCTCTTTCCAGAAAGCAGCCTCGGCTCTGTGCTCGGCAATCCCGTGCGGGGCCGTCACTTCGGCAGGGGCACCCGGTGGCACAAACGGTGTCATGCCACGCCCACCTCTCTGAGATTCCCAACGAATTGAACTCGACGGTGAGTTGGAAGAAGAAAACATGTTAATAAAATGCAGATTCGGCGGTGTCTGGAAGGTTTGCATAAAACCCTCTAATACCTCTAACCGCAGAATCGGTATATCTGAAGCACCTTTAGGCATAGGTTTTTCACCTCCTTTATAAGTGAAATTTTATTTGATGTAAAGATACTGCCCAAAAACAGTGGCAGATAAATCTGTTTTGGCGGCACTGTCCATATTAAACAGAACACCGTCATAAAGCACACAGTTACCGATTACCAAACTGGCAACGGCACCAGCAGAGTTAACGCCTGTGCCCGTGTCTTTAGAATGTTCCAAAATACCAACAGCATCGCTGTAGTTGTTAGAAGAATCACCAGCTTCAACCAGAAGATGAGCATACCTTGCAGTGGTGTAAGCCGTACCACCAATTGCAGCGGTAAAAGTGATTTTCGCACGGTGGTTTTCGCTGGTACGATCAATAGCCGTAATTGCACCCTTATTCTCAGCCGCAGTGGTGTCATCATTTAAGATAACATCGTCACCTACCGCAAACTTGTAGCTATCGTCCATCGAGACATAAACAAATTTATCGGTGGTGCCACTATTTGCCACCAAATAAGCACGGGCAGCGTCAACACTGGCTGGGAAGGTCGTGGCCGCATACGGCACGAGTTTTGCGACATTACCCGCCGCTGACTCGTTTAAAGCCATCACAGTACCAGACTTAATCAGGCCATAGCCAGCCTGTATGGTAACAGGCACACGCAAAGCGGCCATGTGGTCTGAGTAAAACAAGCGTCTGTAATCATCTTGAACACCGTGAATTACACCGGGTATGTCCATATTGTATTGATATAAGGTATCTACCATTAAAACTTCACCTCCTTATAGAATGAGATTTTTTTATTCGTCTTCCTTAATTTTTTCACCGGCAAGCTTACGAAGTCTAAGAACCATCTGGTTGTTCTCTTCTTTCACCTCGTCAGCCTTGTTACCATCCAAGTCTTGCTCAGACATGCCGGAACCCATAATTTCGTCCTCAGGCTTGAGGTTTTCTTCCCACAGAGAGATTTTGGCATCAACAGCCTCACCAAAACCCTCACGGTCGAATTTACCATCCTCACCGATGAACTTGTTATGGTTTACAGTGGTTTTTATTTCGGAATGCAGTCTGACCGGTATGATCTCACTTTTTGACAGCCGTTCATTCCACACCTTGTCGGCTACACCAGCGAGTTCCTTTTCAGAGCGTAGAGTATCACTTTCATTCAACTTGGTCATGCCTTCTTCCATCCCATCGATACGCTCATTAAGCTTTTCGATGGCGGCAAGAATCTTGTTGTCTCCACTTTCTTTTTCAGCCAAAGCTGCGCTTTTGCCTGCATCAAGAGCCTGCTGATAAATATCAGGATGCTCTTTTTTCAGTTCCTCTAAATCCATTAACGTTGTCACCTCCTTCTTACGCTTTATAAGTTTAATATCAGCGGTTTCAAGATCATCATCACAATCTGAACAACCCGCCTGCTTCTCAGTAAAGGTGACGGTTTCAAATTCATCTTTACTGAAAGCCGAAGCCTGTGTACGGCTGTCCCAGCCGAAAACACAAACACTAACTTCCTTAAATTCACACTTGCGGAACACCGTACCCGGCCCTTTCAATTTCATACCATTAACTTCCACAGTTTCACCCTCTGGCACTTTCTCGATCACAGAGGGTTTAGCGTAGATACTGGCCTGAAAAGGGAACCCATCTTCAGAATCCCTAATAAACTCCTGAGCCGCTGGTGTACGCAGAAATCTTACATTGTCGGGGGCCACCAGTTTACCATCTTCAATAACAGGCTTGCCCATAACAGCTATTTTACGCCTTGTATCGTGATCTTCAAGCACGGGGTATTTGCTCTCTTTGAATTGTATGCCTTCCAAATCAATACCCAAATCACCCCAGTACCAATGTTTTTTGATGATACCACCTGAATAACCGGTGATTTTAAGTTTCGGTGTTTTCTCTTCACCCTCACCTTCCACAAATTGGGTGATCGCATGACACCCCTGATCTACGAATCTAAGAGCTCCTTTCGGCAGTTTTTCTTCCATTAGACCATCCTCACTTTGTTTTGATTTTTTCTTACATGCTTCAAGCGACGGCCAGTGGCGACACACACAAGATTTAATCCCTGAAGGGTTCGGCGCATGTCTCGCATAGGCAATCGCAGCAATGGCACGTTTTCGGGTGTTTACAGGGTAAGTACCTTTCGGTGCGCCCCCTGAAGGCCCACAAAACGGCCCCTTTTTATACTTACCGGCATTAGAACCACCGGGTTTATCTTTTGGCGCAAACGAGTCTCTTTCTTCTTCAGAAATTCCAAAATGTTCATCATGTTGGATTATATCAAATATTTTTCCATCAGGCAACTCAATAAATTTTGAGTTCGCAATTCTTATCGCTTTGCCCTCACAATCTTTGCCACCTGAAGCCTGACAACTCTTTAAAACCCCGTTGGCTATCGAGGCCCATTTCGCAGATTGAGCAGGGGTCAGCCCCTTTTTGTGTTTCTTTGCATCTGACGCTGACCAAGGCATCTCACTCTCTCCTTTTCTTACGGATCAAATATTTTTTACTCGTTCTTTTCACATCGCTTTTAAGTTCAGGCTCTAAAAACCATCTCTCACAATTGGGGCACGTTTTGTCTTCTTTACAGGTGAATTTTGTGATGGGTAAACAACGTTCCTCCCTATAACCGCACTCTGGGCACTCATACCTGAACATTATTCTTCCTTAGTTAAAATCTTAGAGGGGTTTAAAATCTCGAAGGTACCAACAGATTCCATACCGTCCTTTTTTTTGACC